CAAAGCGGCTGGTTCGCGGTTCAACCCCGCGCAGTCCCTCCAGTGGCCTGTAGTCCAGGGGACGAGGACGGCTGCCTCCTAAGCAGCAAGCGCGGGTTCGAGTCCCGCCAGGCCAGCCACGGGTGTTCCGCTGCTGAGTTCATCCCGCCGCCGATTGTCTGGGCATGGACGGCTGCGTCATCATTCCCGCCCCTACCGGCGATGACTTCGTGGAGCTGTCCGCTCGCGATCGCAAGGTGACCGGGCGGCTGTTCCGCAAGCACATCCTCAACAAGGGCACGCTCATCCACCCCAAGACCGGCGAGCGGCTGCGGGTAGATGACAGCTTCGTGAACTCGCTCCAGCGCAACTTCTCCAGCGGCGTCTGCGATATCGTCCAGGTGCCGCTGGCCAACGAGAAGAATCAGCACGTAGAGGGCCCGGTCTCCAATATCGGTGAGGTCGTGGGCGTGGAGTCCGAGGGCAGCAAGGTCTACGCCCTGATAGACGCCAGGGACGAGGACGCAGCCGGCAAGCTCGGCAAGACCTACCTGGGCGCCAGCGCGCTGCTGCACATGAACTACCCCGACACCGTGACCGGCGACCGCAAGGGGCCGACGCTGCTGCATGTCGCTGTGACCAACCGGCCCTACGTCACCGGCCTGGAGGACTACGAGGAGGTCCTGGCCGCGACCATGGATGCCGATGAACCTGCTGACGTTCTGGTGCTCTCGGAGGAGGACTCCCACATGGACAAGGCCGAGCTGATTGCCCAGCTCAAGGCTGAGCACGGCATCGACGTGGAAGCCCTCCAGGCCGGGCACGGCGACCAGCCCGCCGGCATGAGCGAGCTGACCGCCGCGCTGACTCAGGCCCTGTCCGGCAACGGCCAGGTGGAGCTCACCGGCCCGGACGGCCAGACCGTGGGCCTGCCTGAGATCGTGGGCGCGGTGGCCGAGCTGGCGTCGCTGACCCGCAACCAGGGCGACGAGATTTCCGGCCTGCGCCGGGAGCGCGCCGAGTCCGAGGTGGACGGCTACATCGGCGCCGGCCGCGTGCTGCCCAAGCAGCGCGAGAGCTTCGTGCGGCTGGCCATGGAGGACCGCGACGAGCTGGCCGTGCTGCTGCCGGACAGCCCGGTCGTGCCGCTGTCCCAGGTCAGGGGCGCTGCCCCGCCGCAAGGCGAGGACGCGCACGAGCGCGACATCGACAAGGAGCTCGCGGAGCTCACCGCCGGGCACCCCGAGTTCTTCTCGAACGGCAGCGGCGGCAAGTAGCAGGACGACCTGCGTGCGCAGGGTGTAGGCCCGGAAGCAAGAGAGATCAGGAGCCACGAGCATGGCCATCAGCCCTCAGGACTCGGTTGAGTTCGATCCGCCTCCGGGCTTCACCAAGCCGACCCACGTCTACGGGCAGGAGTACGGCTCTGGCGCCGAGGCCGATCAGTTCCTTGCCCCGAAGGTTGCCGAGCTGCTCAAGAGCATGGTCGGCTACCGGCAGCGCGGCGTGACCCTGGCTGCCGGCCAGGGGCAGCTGCCGACCGGCTGCGCGCTGGGGCAGAAGACCTCGGACCAGAAGTACTACGTCTACAGCGCCGGGGCCAGCGACGGCACCCAGATTTGCCTGGGCTTCCTGCGCGACTCGCGCGACACGGGCGGCAGCGGCGACCCCAGCGGCAAGGTGGCTGCCGACGCGCTGGGCAACCTGGTCTACAACGGTGCCGTGGACCTGACCCTCATCTCCGGCACGGACACTGCCTCGCTGGTGGCGGGTACCGGCGGCGGGATTGGCTCGGGCGCCACGGGCATCTTCAGCCAGCTGCGCGGCAGGGTGGACGGCCCGGCCCAGGCATTCATCTTCTAGCCCTCGCCGCCAGGGCGGCGTGCAGGGAAAGCGTTCGGCACAAACGGTCATGCCGGGCGCTTTCCCTTTGCTCCTGGTCTGCGTCACCCTGTAGCCGATGCCTACTGGCGTGACAGCAACCGAGTACTTCAGGGCGCAGGCCCTGCGGGAAGCCGTTACCGTGGTCACAGCCGGGGGCGTCTTGCCATCTGAGGCATCCCTGGCCAGGATTCCGGTACTGACCGAGCAGTACTTCGCGCTGCTCACCGGCCGCAAGATTGTCCTGCGTGCCGATCCGGTCACCTACGAGCAGGGCAAGCCCGTCCTGCGCGATCTCACCCGGTACACAAGTGGAGGACACTTGCAGCTCACCGACTCACAGCAGGTCCTGCTGGCCGCGCAGGCGCAGGATGCCAAGGGCTTCGCTGACCCCGACACCCTGACCTGGAGCGAGGACTCGGGCGGCGCTGTCGTTCAGCTCCAGCCGTCAGCCGATGGCGGTTCGTGCCTGGTAGTGGCGCAGGCCCCCGGCAGCGCCACCGTCAAGGCCGACGATGGCACGATCAACGGCAGCCTCGCCGTGGACGTGACCCCGGCCGGCGTGGCTTCCATCGTCATCACCCCCGGCGTGGCCGAGGAGCAGCCTGCTCCCGCCCCGGAGCCCCCGGCTGTCCCGTAGTACCCGCAGGAAGCCAGAGCCCTCAGGCCACCCCCGCCTGGGGGCTCTGCTGCGCCCGGAGGTATCAGGCACGTACCCGGCCGCGTGAACCGGGTACCGGTGACGAGGCCCGGGGGAGCCGAGCTACAGGCCACGACTCAGTACGAGCCTGCGGACCCCCGGGCCGACTCAGCGGGAATAGCCTGACTAGCGTCACCCTTTGTACCAGCAGTGCCTGATAACAAGGAGGACGCAGCGTGAGCTACTACATCCCGAGCCGCAGTAACTACCGGAGCAGTCAGAGCCTTCATCCCGGCAGCTGGATTGTCGGCGTGCTGGTCATCCTGGGCCTGCTGGCGTGGCCGGTCATCAGCTTCACCACGGCCCACCTGAATAACAGCGTCCAGACGCTGCGCGTGACCAGGCTGGACGACCAGGCGACCGGCAAGAATGGCCATCAGTACCTGGTCTTCACGGACAGGGGCGTCTACAAGGACACCGACAATTTCTGGGCTGGCAAGTTCAACAGCTCTGATCTGTACAACCAGCTCCGGCCAGGCCAGACCTACGTCTGCCACGTGCACGGCACCCGCAACCACTTCACCAGCAACTACCCGGATATCATGTCCTGCCAGCACGCCTGAGGCTCCGCAGCCAGGGCCCCGGCCGCCGCAACCAGGCGCCGGGGCCTTGCTTTGTGCCGATAGGGACAGGTAGCCGGCGATGGACCGGCGAGGCCAGGGAAGTGAGGCGAAAGCCCCCGCAGGCCGGGCGCTACGGCGTCGCTGATCTAAGGCAGAGCACGCGCAGCGCGAGGAGCCAGACCTATGCCGGACATCAGCCTCCTGGAGCCCATGGTCCTCCGGGGCGTCGTGGAGAAGTTCATGGTCCCGGAGAGCCTGGTGCTGCTCAACCGGATTGACCAGACCCCGTGGCCCTACCCCAGCGCTACCTGGGATGTCGTCAAGGGCTCGCGGCTGGTGGCCAAGCCGAACGTCCCGAACTCCGAGGCGCACATCGTGTCCCGGCTCGGCCGGAGCCAGGAGAGCGCGGCCTTCGTCTACCTGCGCGAGAAGAAGGTCTTCGAGCCGACCACCCTGCACTGGCTGCGCATCCCCGGCCAGCTCGCCCAGACCAACGCCGAGCAGGCGGTCCTGCGCGAGATCAACGATCTGAACCAGCGGTTCGACAACTTCGCGGAGTGGAGCCTGTGGCAGGCGATGGGCGGCTCCATCACCTACAACTACGCCGACGTTCAGGCGGCGGTGAACTACAAGTTCCCCTCCAGCCACCTCATCACCATCTCTGGCGCCTCGAACCAGTGGGTGAGCGGCACTGGCGCGACGCTCAGCCAGGTGGACACCCAGCTGACCAGCGGCACCCCGGCCTACGCCACCCCGTTCACGATCATCGAGCAGCTGCGTACCTGGAAGCGGATCATCCAGCTCCACGGCCGGGTCCCGGCCAAGGAGGTCTTCGCTACCTCGGTCACGATGGCCGCGCTCATGGAGGCGTGGGTTCACGGCGGCGCCGGCTCCACCGTCAACATCCCGGCCACGATGCTCAGCGACCGGATGAAGGACGAGTACTACTCCACCGGGATCATCTCGGGCTTCATGGGCCTGACCTGGAACACCGTGGAGCAGATGTACGAGTCCGATGCCGGCGCGCTGACGTTCTTCGTGCCGGACGGCTCGGTCTACCTGGGCAACTACACCGATCAGCGGCCCATCGAGCTCATGGTGGGGCCGACCGCCGATGACGAGGCCCCCGAGGGCTTCACCGGCAAGTACGCCAAGACCTGGAAGGAGAAGGACCCCTCCGCCAGGCAGTACCTGCTGGAGTGGAACCTGCTTCCCATCGTGACCCGTCCCGAGCAGATGCTGGTGGTCACCAACCTGATCAGCTAGCTCACTAGCAGGCACCAGAGGGTCTTGGCTCTGGCGGGGGGTCAAGACCCTCTGGCTTTGCCGATACCGCCAGCATGTCGCGCAAAAAGTCCTCGGGCGTCACCGTTGATCCGGTGGCTCTTACGCCTCCGGCGGTGGCGCCGGAGGGAGTCGCGCTCGCAGGCGAGCGCATTGCCGTCCTGGATACTGGC